GGGGTAAGCCCCCCTTTGTGTGTAAACTTTTCTTTAATTTCAGATTTGTTTTGCTTATTGAAACATAGTATTAAAGATTTGAATACGTAGTACACATAATAGTCATTAGTAGTTAACTACTCTGTTACATCATCGTCAGCCCTGTTACTATCCATGTAATTAATTATTGATACGTTTAGGTTGCCTTTATGTTCGACTTCGGCCTGCACTCGATCAGTCCATTTGTAACGGTTGGACATGTTATAGTACCACGATCGACTGTTTCCCATGCACGTGCCATCGCTCTGTTTCCTGCCTAGACCCTCCCAGAAGCACTTTGCGTCACGCTGAGCAGCCTCGAGTTCCTCCACGCAGAACTCATCGGGATAGGCTTTTATGGCTGCCTCAATAGAATATAAACTCAATAAATTGAAGGCGTCTAAACTGTACCCATCCCGTACGTGTTTCAACAGCGATTTAAACACACTTTGACGATAACCGGCATCACTAGCCATTCGGTTTTTGACCTCTTTAAAGTTTTTCGTTCTCTGCACCATTTGTAACCTATCATTTAAATTTTTAAAACACTCTGACATAACACTATCAGCTAATTTATTTGCTATCAAGTATTTCTTTGAACTTGCTAAAAGCTAGCTAGCTAGCTATACTAGTCATTTAGCGAGCAATACACATCCGACCCAAAGTTAAACGTGATTTAACAAAAAGTCTCTAGTGTGGAGAGCAAGCTAAACGAGTGTTATCTTAGCCTTTACGGTCTCGCTGATATCTAGCTTAAACGTGCTAGCAGTTTGTAGCAGTCTAGGCCTCGATAAACGAACAAACAAAAACCCTCTGTGAACAGGTGAAAACATGAAAACATTAGCTGAATTCAAGCGAGCCCTCAAAGTAGGATCAGTCTGGAACTGCATCCACGTCCTAAACGAAAACAGATCAGGCGACAGAATAGTCGTTAAAGTTCAAGCTAACAGCGTATGTTTCTTGACTCAAGACGGAACAAACTCTTGGTTAAACTTTCCAAGAGCTAGTGAGTATGAGTTTGACAATGGCTATGTTAAAATATACGCTCCTGCATGTGAATTGAACGATATCCCTCGAAGATTACTCTTAACGTACAAACAGGTAGAACTATGAGCATAAACGACCTATTTGAAGACACAATACTTTTGCATCATCAAAACATAATCGGTTCTCTCGAGCACTCGATTTTTGAGATTGAGCAAAACATAAAACTCATGCGCAGAAGCAACGAACTCGAGGCTGCAAGATACCTCGAGAAGAGCTTGGATCAAAAAAAACATCAACTTAAAAGCTTTGAGTGTGTTGTAAAATACCTTGCAGGCGTAACACAAACACGAAGGGTATACGCATGAAATACAGTCAATACTTTGAACAAAAAACAAGAGTAGATACAGGCAACGCTTTTACTTGCCTGACTAATGAAGCTCCGGAAGATTTAAAAAGCTTGCTGCGTGTAACCCATATTGCTTTCGAATGCGGACTACCTAACGATTGGCTATACGAAACGATTTTTGAAGCCTTTGAATCGTTAGAGGAAAACGACATTTATGATATCAGCATTGAGGCCGACATATACAACAACGATCTGATCGAATGGTTGCACAACAGCTACGCTATCGCCCAATGTGACGAAGCCTATGAGGAACTAGGAAGTGAAGACAACAAACTACTTTCTAGAATAGCGACAGGGCAATCGTACATGAAAGAACTTATTTATCACATGGTCGATTGTTTTATGAAACTGAATAAAGAAAGAACAGAATAAACACGATATACGCTAAATGCAGAGACTACGAACAAGGGGTGTTTTAAATGTTGGTTTACATTATGGGATTTTGGGCACCATTATTTTTCGCTACAGTGAAAGTTGATCCGTTCGAGAGAATATCAAAGGTGATTGTGTCTATGGGACTGTGCTACTTGGTTACAAAAATGGTAAAATAAAAGAACAAAAAAAGGAACAGTATGAAAGAAAGATATTACTTAGAGTTTAGTGAAGAAACTCGATGGTTTGGTTATATTTATGCAAATTCAGTTGAAGAAGCCTCGAAAGAAGCGGATTTAAGAGCAAGGGAATTGAAGGATGACCTGGTTAGCATTCACAGGCCAATTTCGGTATACACGTTATACAAAGACACAGACGGAGCGGTATACGACTCTACGATAGACAGAATTTTTAACAATTAACCACGCTGAAAATAAACAAAGGCCACTATCACGGCTGAATAAACAGGAGCAAAATGCTTAGACTTAAACACACACTAGACAATGAACGCGAGATACTGCAAGCAAGACTCGCAGAAAAACGAACTGACAGGCTAGCACTTAGCCTGATTAAAAGATTAGAAGATAACATAAGAAAACTAGAAAAGGAGCTCGAGAATGCCACTTCAAGACAAATACCGTGTTTACGGAAACAGACAGCTAAACATAAGGCTGCCGATACAGTACTACAACATGCTGAAACACCTAGCGGAAGACAAACAGCTAACTATCAGCAGCATTATATGTCAGTACTGCGACTATTTATATAAATCAAGACGAAGCAAGAGGGAAATCTTAGATGAAAACAGCGACCCACAAAAGTTTACATTGGACGAAAACGATCGTACCGGAATTCACTGAGTTCTTGATAAATAAAGGCTTAAATGAAAAAACAGTCTCTGGATACACCTTAGACTGCATATCCTTCTTTAACTACATAACAGAAAAAGGCGTGAACTCAAGCAAAAGGCTTAGAGATGTACACATAACCGGCTACTTAGCACACTGCAAGCAGAAAGGACTAAAAGGAACCACAGTCCAGCGCTACTATATGGGCATACGCAGCTTAGTCAAGTTCCTAAAAAAGCGAAAACTTGTAGCCTTAGACTTGATGGATGACGTAGATAAACCGCCTGCTAAGACAAAGGTTATCCAAGTGCCAACTCGCGACGACATCGAACGCCTGCTAGCTCAACCGGATACGGAAACTTGGGTAGGTTGTCGGGACAGGGCCATGCTCGAGCTGCTTTACTCGAGCGGACTTCGCGCAAGCGAACTCTGTGACTTGAGATTACAAGATGTGACGGACACGAGCGTACATATCTCTGAGGGAAAACGAGATAAGACAAGAACCGTGCCAATCAATGAAGTGGCTAGACATTGGATTCGAGAATATATAGATCTATGCAGAGGAAAAGAACCGGGATGGCTGTTCTTGACTATACAGGATAGACAAATGAACAGGTCTTACTTATGCAAAACCGTGCAGGCTTACGCTGAGGCTATAGGTTTGGATTATGTGAGTACGCATACTTTACGGCATGCCTGCGCTACGCATTTTCTAGATGAAGGAGCAGACCTAAGGACAATTCAAGAAGTGTTAGGGCACGCTAGCATTAACTCAACTCAGCGTTACACCCACTTCTCAAGCAAGAGTCTTGAAGACAACTTCAACAAATTCAGCCCTAGGAGAGTAGCGCTATAAGTCTTTTTTTCGAGGACAATGTATGTCTCCTACTAAAGCAGAGTTGTGGACTTCGTAGTATTTACGACAGTCTCCAACTCATTTCGTTCATTTTGGCTCCTTAGGCAATGGCATCCAGTGAGTGGGGCTCATGTAGGGTGCCCAATCATACTGTATACTCCATCCACTATTAACGCAAAAATATGATCCATCTGATTCGACATACCCACTAACTCTGTCGCTATCGAATTCACCGATTGTTATTCCGTCTTTTGGGTTGAAGACTAATACTTCCACATCATTTTCTGGCAATTTATCTTTAACGCTAATCCATTCTGACATAAACATTTTTCATCCATTATGGAGTTAAACTTGGTCCTAAAGACTCTTCTAAAGGATTGTATTCATCTTTTACAAGATAGCCATCGCTTAAAATTTTAAGAGCAATCGATATACCTTCTTCGCGACCCATAAGATACGCTAAATCACGAAGAGGTCCGCCTTTACTGTATTCATATAGCTCAATTTTCTTTCTTGCTTCCTGATGTTCTTTAACTATTTTCCCGAATGTACCTTGGACATGTGCTAAGGCATAACCAACCATAACGCATAAACATAAACTTAAAGCAACGATCATTTTTTTCATGTAGCTTTCCGTGTTCTTGAGATGATTTATTTTAACTTTATGATGGTTATATACTTTCTCACTGACTCATGCAACTCTTGTTTTTATCTTAAGATTTCAGTAGAAGGAAGTTGAAAGAAATTGCTTTTAGTGATATTGTGAAGGGAATGGTAATGTGTTTATAACAGTATACCCCTCCCAACACAGGGTTGGAAAGGGGTTTTATTGAACTGCGTGTTTTTCAATCCAAATGTCGTAAAAGCCCGTTGTGATAAGGCTGTGAATCATAAACTTCTTGGCATCGCCGAATGTTTTAAAAACAGAAATAACCTGATCATGTTCGTTCTCATCTATCCCTAAGACAACATAAGCTTCTTCACTCATGTTAATAACATTGTCTCCCAATTTTTGGCTCCTCTTTCGATAGTTCCTTTGACATCTCTTGTTGTAGAGCTTTAATGTTGTATTGCAAAATCCCTGTCAGTTTATAGATTTGGTATGTCTCAAGCTTCGTGTGTCCGATCTGGCTATTGATATAATCCATGATCGAGTCGGCGAACATCAGTTGGGAGTAAAGCATTTGTTCTTTAGTAGGCAACGCCATGGTAGTCCTTCGGGTAAATTAAGTTTTGGTCGAGTATATCCACAATTTCATCAAAGTTCATTTTCGTTTTAGGCAGCTCAGTGATATGCATGAGACTGAATCCATCACGTTCTTTTGTCACAAGCTTGCAGCTATAGAAACTGCAAATTTGTGAGTCGTCTAGCCAGGCTACCCCGTTCAGCGCGTCATTTATCAACTTCGCAAGATTGTCAAAATCAGGCCTTTTAGCGTAAGGTAAACCGTCTTGCTCAAGTCGGGATCCTTCGCTTTTGAACCTTGACGGGGCTGAGAAGTAATGTTGCAGCACTACCATTACTGGGTTTTTTATTACCGTTACCCCCAGAAGCGTCATTTGCCTTTGTATGTTTTTTCGTACTTTCGACATTTCGTGCGCGCTTGGGTTGTACGCGTGACGACTTGTTACTATTACTGACGCCTTCGGGATCGGTTTGTGCGGTATCTTTACGCTGTAATTCAATGTGCTCACTCCAAGGTATCAATTTAAAGAAAGTCCTAGGCTTATTGCTGTAGTACTTTTCCATCTCAATTCTTACGATCTGCCTGCAACATGTGATTAAAGTTCCTCTTATCATTTCTAAGAATGAAAGCATGAAATCGCAAAGTTCAGGCCCACATACTGCCGGAGATTTCTCTAGCTTTAAAGCTTCAGGGCTAGGCTCAAAGGACTTCATCGGCTTAATGTAAAATATCACCTTCACAACTACAGGTTGCGTACAATCCATGTAAGACTCAAACCAGCTCTTAAGAATTCCGTAGAACTTCATGTTCCTTAATTCTTCGGGAGGAGTGTTTCTATACGCTTCCTCTTCGATAGAAAATAACATCGGAGTCTCAGGAATCTCTAAACAGTTCTTTCTATCTTCAGTTTTGTAAAGCTTAGCGCGCTTGATTATCTGGCGTAGGCTCATATTCCTCGATGGTCTTTTTCATTTCGTAGGCTATGTTGCTTGCTGTTTCCCATACTTGCTGCTGGTGACGTCTAGATGCCTCTTTTGCTGCAAGCTCCTCAATGCACTCTAGAATTGTCATCCAGCTATCGAATATGTTATCAGAACCAAACAGGCTGTGCGTCCCCTTGTACCAGATTCGTCTGCCCGGCATTAACTGCATTTTGTGCTCCTTGGCTCATTTGTTTTAGCTTCTTTTCAACTTCTTCTTTGAGGCTAGCCCAGAAAGTAGCGTTCTTGAATTTTGCTAAAGGGTAATATTGTGTTTTTCCTGAAACAGGATGAGGGTTTTTTGACTCTTTTTGTGTTAAGTTAAACCAGCTTTTGTCTCCTGTCTCAAAGTGGCAGCATTCGCGAATCTCAAGATCGCCCGGCTGGATTACAAGAGTGAATTTACCTTTAAGGGCTCCTCCGTTTACGGCTTTGTAGTCTTCAATTTTGAAGTATTTGTCTAATTTGTTTTCCATAGGTTCCTAGCTTTCGGGTTTAAAAGGGACGTAACCTTCCCAATCGGGTTGGTAAAATAAAAAAGTGCTGCCCTCAAGTCCAAACATGCGATTCTTTACGATTTTAATTTTGACTTTGTCGGGGTCGGCCTGTGGGTCGGTACGAGAGCAGCGAAAGAGTACAATAATGTTGTCCGCATACTGTTTAATAGCAGACGAGCCTTTAATTGAATGAAGGCCAGCCTCTTCTGACGAGTTTGCAGACTGTTTTATGTGACAGATAAGGAAAAAATGCATTTGTAGTTCAACAGCAAGCTCATGTAGGCGCTTAACTGTCTCTTCAATAGCTTCATGCATTTCTTGACGCCTGGAACGTACGATATAATCTAGGTGATCAAGCATGACAAACTCAACTCCAAGTTCCTTAGCTCTAAGCAGTTGCGATCCTAAAGTGTTAATGTCTGTACCTAAAGTGTTGTTGTTCACATATACTTTATGTTCAAGACTCCATTTGTTGAATTTGAAATTGTCTTCTGCGCTGAAACACTGGATTTTCATTTGCTTGCGGAGAATAATCGAGGCTATTTTCCGCATAGTTACAGCCGGAGACATTTCCCAACTGTTGATCCAAACAGCAATCTTTTGTTGAGCGCAATTAACCATGAGTTGAGTAGTAAAGGTTGTCTTACCAACTCCTGTATCAGCTGTGATAACTGTGACTTCTCCGCGTCTCAGACCTTGAAGGAATTTGTCAATGCCCTTCCATCCCGTGCTAAACCCTCTATCGATCTCGCTGCGATAGCTGACAGGTAGATCACCTAGAGGCATAATATAACTTTCAGCCTCAACGATCATAAACTGAAAACCTCATCGAAGTTGGCCCACACCTTGTCTAGGTGGCTTTCGAACTTCTTAAAGGCTTTACTGATATTACTTGGTTCTTGTTTTTCTTTGATTGATACGGGAATTTGACGATAAGCTCGATTGAGCCACGATGAAATGAAGTTAATGTTGCCAACTCTCTTTATGCCGACACTAGATTCTAACCAAAGGGTCATTTTATTGAGTTCGTGTTCTACATCTACACCAGGATAGGTATCTTTAAGACGCTGAATGATTTCAGGAGTTAAATTGACGAAAGCAGAATACTTCCGATCATAATAGATATAATTTGAAGAACGTTTTCCCATGAAAATGCCTTTTAAAAAAATAGCACATTTCATTAGACTGACCTATGTGTGTTAAGTCTAAAGCAAGAAATTGTGATAGGTTTCTTGTGAAATGCTAGCGTAGAGATTTTGCCGTCTCTACGCGTGTTTTAGTTTTTTTGTTTTTAGGTCTCTATCGAATCTAAGACTTCTTACATGTTTGTAACACTCGCGCATCCGTTCATTGTCGCCGTAGGTATACTGTATTGCATACCTAACCAAGTCATCGAAGGCGTCTGTTTTACCTGAGATATTTTCATGTATCTCGGCCATGTTTTGAAGCATTTCATATAATTCTGGAGGTAATGACAACCAAAATTTCATTGGTTTTTTGACTATCACCTTTTTCAGTTTCACACGCATCTTTAGCACCTAAACACAACATCTAGTTCAAAGATCCAACATATGGTATGTGGGTTTTTTCCTGCAAGCAGATTGCTAAAAAATCTCCTATAATGTTAAATTCAAATTTTAACTAGGAGGTTGTATGACAGAAGAAATAACAATTAAAGAACCATCGCGGGTGATGAAGGCCTTCATCCTCGTTGGCTGCATGGTATTAGGTTGCACGGTTGGAGTTGCCATGGCGTGTGCCGTCGGCTACATGATGAGTCCTTGAAGAAAATACCAAGAGTTACCGAAGTTCTAAAAGTTTTCTCAGGTTATGACTACGTTGCCAAGGACATTTTAGCCAAGGCTGCTCTAAGGGGTACCACAGTACATTCGGTATGTGCTGGAATGGCTAAAGGCGCATGGATAGCGCGAGACTTAATAAACGAAGAATATCATGGATACATTTCCTCTTTCAAACAATGGTCGACTGAATTTATTGCTGAGTATCTCATCATTGAACAGAGATATATTTCAGAAGGCCCGGATATCTTCCTGTCTGGTCAGTTAGATTTTGTTGCCCGAGGTCATGATGGCCTCACGTATCTTGTGGATCTAAAGACTTCCGCCTCGAAACAAAAGACGTATCCCCTCCAGATGGCTGCCTATCGATTCCTTCTTAGGTTAAATAAAATCGAAGTTGATGCAGCCTTGATCGTCTATCTGAATAAAGACGGATCACCACCTAGAGTTGATCGATACGATGACTTAACAAACGAACACGACATTTTCATGTCAGCACTTGAATGCTGGCATTATTTCAACCCGGGAAAGGACACAAATGAAAGAACCATCAACAGAAAGCGCGCCCGCGCAAAGGCTGAACATATATCAACGAATTAATGCTGTCATGTCTGATGTGGCTCAAGTTTCTAAGGGAGCTAACACAGTTAATGGTCAATATCGCTTTGCTAGTCATGATGCCGTGGTTGCTAAGCTTCATAAGCCGCTTGTCAAACATGGTATAGTTGTTATCCCAACAGTAGACTCATTCACACAAGCAGGAAACAGGACCGAGGTTAAACTCAAAGTTGGGTTTGTGGCTATAGACCAACCTTCAGACTGCTTTGTTGTAGACTACTTTGGCTATGGCATTGACAACGGAGATAAAGGCCCAGGCAAAGCGATCTCGTATGCGCTTAAATACTGCCTTTTAAAGGTGTTTGGGTTAGAGACAAGCGATGATAGCGATAATGACGCAAATAGCGTCTATGAGGCTGTAAAGTGCCTAGAATTTGATTTGTATCTGCCTGCCGATTTCACAGACAAGGACAAGAAGCAGTTAGCTAAGTTCTTAGCTGAATGCGCTTCAAGCATGGGAAAAGACGTGGAAGACGTTAAACGAGAAGCGCTTAAGCGTATGCCTGAATTCCTAAATGCATTTAAAACTTCACTGACAAAAAAAAAGGATTAAAATGAGACACTTTCTAGCCGGATCAACTATTTTCTTACTTGCTGTTGTGACATTTGTGGGTTGTTCAAGACTTATGATGACGCTAATTAGGACCGAAGGAGCCGTCGAGAAGGCGATTGAATCAGAATCCGATCTAGACTTAGCACTAGAATAAAACTTTGAAAATGAAAACGCCCTACACATTGAGTATAGGGCGCAATAAAAAATGGCTTGAATGGTCTATTTCTTTTTCTTTTTAGCTTCTGAATATCCTATGGCTATAGCTTGATCTTTTGACTTAACAACGGGCCCTGTTTTAGACCCTGAATGTAAATCTCCACGTTCGAATTCTCCAAGAACTTTCTTGATCTTTCTTTCTTCTTTTCCTTTGGCCATAAATCTCCTATATTGCGATTACTTGATATGTAATAGACCAAGTGACGGTGTTGTTATTTGCTGCGTTTCCTGTGATTTCAGTAGCAATTGGGTTATATAGGTTAACGGCTACGTTGTCAAAACCTGTGTTTGCTCCACCAAATGTTGAAATTCCATTAACACCGTTAAATTGTGTTGCAGAGGCGACTATTTCGGCGTTAGTCAAAACAACATCAATACTAGTTGTAGTTCCGTAATAAAGGTTAATTGTTTGGGATGCACCAGCGGTAAATACGTTAGTTCCACCGTATACCATCTTTGCAGATGCGGAAATAACCTGAATGACTTTACCGGCTCCTTGCGCTGCAATTGCTGCCACAGGTGTTCCATGTAACGCTTTGATTTGTGCGTTGGTTAAAGCTCCTGTGACGGTTATGATTCCACCTGTACCAGGGGCAGCTCCAAGCTGGCCTGTTGAAGTATTGATAGTCACTACTTGAGTGTTAGCCGTTGTTACTCCGGCAATACCGGCAATATAGCATGCGTTTTGCTGGCTATTTCCCGTTCCTTGTGTTCCGATTCTAATTACATTAGACTCGGCATTTACTCCGGCGTTGCTTATGAGAATATTACTAGATTCTGCTCCACTATATGCACTTCCGACAGCATTTCCAAATCCGACGTTATACGAGCCTGTAATTAAGTTCGACATCGCATTTGTTCCCATGGCGCAGTTGAAAGTACCAGTTGTTAAGCTAGTAACTCCATTGTATCCAATGACTGCGTTGTCCGCTCCTGATAATACGTTGAATGCAGACCCAACGTTAGAGCCTATTAAGGTATTTCTAGATCCAGTTCCTACGTAAAAAGCGGCATTCCCCATAACCGTATTGTCACTGGTTGTACTGATAGCACCGCCAGCTAATCTACCCACGCAAGTGTTGGCCTGACCGCTACTTATGGCTGTGAGCGCGTTGAATCCTAATCCCGTGTTATATGAACCTGTGTTGGAGGCATTACCAGCAGCGCTACCTAAAAATGTTGAGGCCGTACCAAAATTCGACATAAAAGGAAGCGAATTAAGCTGAATTGTTCCTTGCGAGCCACCTGAGTTAGTGTTAGGTAAAGTTAAATTACCTGCTGTGATTGCAACGTTTCCAGTGGTCGCCGTAACTCCAGTTCCTGCCGTGATTGTACCGGAACATGATGGGCTTGTTGCACATTGAGGAATACCCCCAGACGTGGTTGTTACAAATGCGCTATTGGCTGTTGTAAGACCAGCGACGGTATTTGCTGAACTAGAATATAGTAATTGATTTATTGTTGTGGTGGCCGGGTATGTTGCAGTGCTAAATGCGGATGCTACACCAACACCTTGCCCTTGTAGGACTTTCCCAGATGCGGCTGTAACAATATTTGACGAACTATTTGTTGCCATTTTTTATCCTTATACTACTGTGAGGTTTCCGATACTGTCGATCACGTTCCACGCAGCATTTGCGGTGACGCAAAGTAGGAAAACAGTATCTCTCGTTGCTATCGAAGTCAAAGAGCCGCCAGTTCCTGGGGTGGTTGTTGCTGACCCGAAAAAGATTGTGTTTCCCGCGTTTTGTGCCACTTTCCAACCTGTTGCGTTGTTTATTCCTGTGACAGCCACCACGTCACCCACTGCTGAAGTAGAAGGTAAAGTTACTGTTACTTGGCCTGCATTGTTTGCAATATATCCATTATTAACGGCTGCGGCTTGAGTTGTTCCTGTAACTGTGGACCAGGTTAAACCGCCCCCAGCGGCATTGATTGTGATTGACCCTGCTGCGTTCGTAATTGACACGCCAGTTCCAGCCGATAAAGTCGCGGCTGTAGGGTCTGCACCGGTGCTTCCGATCGCAAGTTGTCCGTTAGTTAAAGCAAGAGATGTTATACCATTACTTGCCGCACCAATTAACACGCTGTGATTAGTTGTAGTTACGCCTGAGAACGTTCCCGCTCCATCGTATTTGCACAGCCCTGAAGAGCTGATATTAATTGCGTTATTAGTAGCCATATGCGCCTCCTACACAGGCACAAAAGGCTCTGTGTATATTATAATTGTTTTGTCCTAGACTATCGTAATGTTTCCCATTGAACTCAGAATGATCCATTTTAAATTTGCTACACTGCAAACCATGCGCAAGGAATCACCTTGTTGAGTTGAAGCGATAGATCCTCCGACACCTGCAGTTGTAGCGACATTTCCTTCGCGTATTTGCTGTCCGGCCCCTTGAGTGACCGTGAAGCTGGTTGCGCCATCAAGTGTTAATTCTATGACTTGACCAACAGTTGAAACTGCAGGCAAAGCTAAGGATAGAGCCCCTCCGGGAGATATACATATATAGCCATGATTCACGGCTAGCGTCTGGTTAGCGGTTATTGTGGACCAAGTAACCATTGAGCCAGAGGTTATGGTGATTGTATTTCCAGCTCCAGCGGTTGAGGTTCCTGAAGAGCCTAACACGTTTAAAATGTTAAGCGCAGGAATCGCCGTCCCGGAGTCGGTTACAAAGCTTGTAGGGATGGTCGGTGTACTAGCTGTAACGCTAGTGATTCCGGCTTGACTCATACTACCTCCTTGCGTATACGCCTGTCACATAAACTGCCCCTGAAGTGGGAGCAGTCGATTGCTTGGCGTAAAATCTTGTGTTAAGCGCTAGAACAAAAGAGTCGTTTTGTGAGATAGGAGGTGCGTTAGTTGAAAGATCGTAAAGCACAAAGCTACCTGCCGGAACAAAATCATTGTCTGTAGATCCATCCAAGCTGATAAACAAGTCGCCATTGGTGTTATTCGTGATTTTGAATATACCCCAGTTTTGCGATATCGCTGTGCCTATAGCTGCATAAGAGCCTGATATTCCTGTGTAAGCGAGAGATCGAACTGAGTCGAAACGTGCAACTGCCATTAGATGCTCCTTAGTTAATGATCATCCAGCCAATTGAAGATACGTCCGAGGCTAGTGGTGTTGTAGCTGAAGCTGTTGTGCAAGCATTAATAACAAAGCTAACTCCAGCAGAAATTGTGCCTACAGAAAGAATACCAATTGGGTTAGCTCCTGTAGCGCCAAGACCTTGTCTTGTAAGCATAATGATTGAGCTTGCTGTAACAGCTGTAGTAGATACGGTTGCCGTACCACCGACCAAAGTAACTGTTCCGAAAGAATTAGCTCCCGCAGTGGTTGTTGAAGCAACGGATGTGCTCATGAGTTTATTTCCTGCAGTACCAAGGACTATGTTTCCGTTAGTTGCAGTAATATTTCCTAATGTTGCTGTAAGAGTTGTTCCTGCGGTTAATGTAGTCGTGGTTCCTAAAGATCCTGTAACCGATGTGTTTCCTGTTGCGTTACCTAATGCTAAAGTTCCTGTTCCACCTGTAGCAATTGTTGTAGCCGCAGCTCCAGAAGTATTAAGCGTTGTAGCGCCAACGGAAGAAAGCGTAGTAGCTTTAACCGGCCTAGGAGTTGTTGAACCATATCCTAGAACTGGAGGTGACGCGAAGTCTAGAGCTGTCGCTGAGTCTGCAGTAGCAGGTGAAATATAAATATCGGTTCGAGTTCCTGTTGCAGCTTCAGCGGCTGTTGCAGCGCGTACGGTCGAGTTGACTACAGTTGCTTTAGCTGTTGCGCCTGGAGGATATCCTGCGTAGCCAAGTGGGTTGTCGAATAGTGCCATGTTGTTCTCCTTGTCAAATAATTACTTTACATTTTAGACGAAGTTTTCCCATTCCTTTTAATTACACGCTTCGTTATGCTAGTCGCAAAAAGAGGTGTATAATGAGCGGTTTTTGGGTTTTTGTTTTAGGATACTTACTTTTTTCGATGAGCTTTAATGGTAAAGAGCGTTAATCTAGCTCTTCACCGAACTCTTCCATCGCTAAAAGAAAGCCTACGGTATTTGTTTTATGTCTCGTTGCTTCGAGAAAAGCTTTCCTAACTCTAGGACTTGTCAGCATCTTGTTTAGCATTCTGTAAGCTATGATAGCTGTCACAGTGCTTGGGACTCCGAAAGCAAATCCGCTGGCAGCACCAACACCAAGTTTAGCTAAGCCAAATACGTTCATTGCTGCCTGAGCATTTAAACCAAGGAAGTTTTTAATTAATTCTTCTAAAGCTTGCTTCTTAGCCTGTATTGGATAATCTTTTGATTTCATTCTCTCTAGGATCTTCATCCCTCTTTGAACCTTAGCTTCAAGAGCTTTTGCTTGTTCAGCTTTCTCAAAGCCCTTCTTAGGAGAGAGAATGTCTTTTCCGATTTCTTTAGTTGCAGACTTAACTCGTCTTGCTTCTTTTGCTTTCTCTGCCGTTCTTCTTAAGAGTTGCTGCCCTCTTCCAATCTCGTAGCTTGTCGGAATCTTATCTAGTAAGTTAAAGTTTTCTCTGACTTTAGTAATGTTTTCGTAAAGATCTTTAAAAAAGGTTACAGCTTCTTCACCACCTTGGCTTCGGACATTCTCAACAAAAGCCGGGTCTTTCATGAATTGCTTAATCTTGACTGCATCAACTACGCCGTTAGCTTTAGTTACAGACGCAACCATATCGTTAAAGCTTTGCTTCTCAAGGTAAGTCTTAACTTGTTTCCAGTTAGGGCTTCCTTCGAATGCTTCTTTAACTAAGCGTTGACCTTTCTTTGTTTTCCAGAGATCAAGTGTCTTTTTAGGTCTTTGTCCTGTAGTGAATGCGTCGGCCACGTCTTCAACAACGTTGCTTTTGACTATGTTTCGTCTAGCTAGAGAGCCGCTAGGGTTCTTAGCTTCGACAATATCTTCAGCTATTTGCTTAGCTTTCTTTGAAAGGCTGGATTCAATCTCACGTAGATGTTTCTTTGCCGCTTCGAAAGGCTTGCTGTTTAGACGGTCTATAACTTCGCGTTCAATCTGCGCCCACTGTTTTTCTGTCGAGATCTCTTTCAAGTCTTTTAGTGTTGTAGGCGAGTCAAGCATAGTTGTGACCTTCTCGCCCGCTTGAGTTCCTCTAACTTTACGTATTGAGTCTTTCGTGTATAGAGCTGCAGTTCTAGCATGCGCTTCTTCAGCTAGTTCGAAGGCTGCATGCGCATCTGGGTTTTGCATTAGACCCATTCTGATATCTTCTTTGGCCGCTTTCTTAACAGACTTTAAAGCGTTCTTTATTGTTGGCTCAACTGCTTCAAAATCAATAATTTCATTTAAACGCTTAGCTAATTCTATTGTCTTACTAACAGGAACAGGGCCTTTAGATTCAATTATTTTAATAACTCCGTTTGCACTTCTCTTAATAACATATCCTGCGTCTTTTAAAACTGTCTCCAGGTTTTTAATAACTGAAGCATATCCTGCAGGTTTAGTTTTGAGATTAGATAGCTCTCTAAGATTTTCCTCCGCTTCTCTAGCTGTTCCTGTCGGCGTATGTTCCAATGTTTCAGCGGCTTCATAAGCTTGATCATACAAAGGCTTATACTCTGCTTTCTTAGCTTTAATTGAGTGTTCTACGTCGGCTTTAATCGATGTACCTAGAGCTTCTTCAGAGATGGCGCGAGGCGCGACTGAATCCATCAACTTAACAGTATCTTCTAGCTTCTTAACTTCTGCGGAATAGGAAGGAGCCTCGGGTTGCACAGGTTCTGCTAATACAGGAGCTTCAGTTTCCATCTTCTTGATTGTTCTATCATCGATCTTTCTTAGCTTTAGATCAGTAGAAGTGATAGGTTTTTCTTTACTAGCGAGTATTTCAGACTCGATTGCCATCTGCTCTGTTTTAGATAAAGGAGCGGTGTAGGGCTCAAGTACTCTCTTGGCTTGGCCTTCAATAGGCTTGAAGTTTTCAAGAATGTCAAAAGCAGCCTCAGAAACTTGGTCTACTTTAGTCATGTCTAATCCAGACCGCTCAAGTCTCTCGGCGATGTCATTGATTATCTGCGTTCTAGGAATACCTAGTTGTCTAGACTTTTTATATAGATTTAATCCAAATTTACCTAAGACGCCAGCTCCTTGAAGCGCTGCATCTAAAAATGCCCACTGCACACCATGTTCTAGAAGTTCTTCGGAGTCCGGAGTTTCTCCCTTAGCTAATGATTCTATTCCTTTGACTGTGGCTCCTACAGCACCAACACCAAGAATAGAGTAAAGAGCTCCTAATTGATTTAGTATTGGAGGACTTTTAGCGGCCAAAGCTACAGCACCTGCGTTAGCAACTTTGAGCATTTTACTAACAGGCAATAGAGATCCACCAAACTTAAAAATATCGGTGCTTAAGCCTTCCTCAGGTTTAAGCGCCTTTATGTTCTCGGTTGCTCCGAACGTAGCACCTGAAAGCATAGCCTTAATTGGGTTTAAGCTGCGATTACCCATTGCTTCCCAACGCTCAACTTCCTCGGAGAAGTCTGGTTCATATCCTTGTTGCTTAGCTGCTTCTGGGTCAGGAGATAGTCCAATGTTTATAGGCGCTTCTCTAGGTTTTTCAACTGGTTGGTCTTCTTCAACAACCCAGCCTGCTTTTAAGCCGCTTTTCTGTTTAGGTTCATCTTCGACTGTCCAGCCTTCCGGTAAGGTCATTCCTTCACCGTCCATCTTAAACCATCGCTGGTGAACTTCTCTCCGGTCGGTGAAGTTATAGTCTTTCCTTTAAATTCTTTAGGCGAGGGTAAATCCGGGTTATTAGCTTCTTTGGCATCAATTTTATAGTCGATAAAAGCGTCGTTTAAAGTTTCAGTTTCTTTGTCGAAATTTTCCATTTTTTCTTTAGGTGGCTTTCCGTCGTATTTTTCATATAAAGCCATACGTTTCTCTGCGCGGTCTAATGCTTGCTTAGTGAAGTTTCTTATAGCTTTAATCTTACCTTGAGTTTGCCAAGGGAAGTCGGTTGCTTTGATCTGGTATTTGTCTTGAATGATCTTTAACTTTTGGGTGGCAATAGGTCCTGAAGGGTTAAATATTTTCACGATAGATTCAATCAAAGGAAAGCTTGTAGCCTCTAACTCTCTAGCTTTTTCTGTTCCGAATACACCGCTTAAAGGAGCGGTAAGACCACCCAAATAGCCTAGATCACCCGAAAGTTTTTCTACATAATCGATAGTGTTAAGTTGATCTTTAAGTTTCGGTATTTCTTTAGTTAAGTTCATATAGTCTTCGGCTTGAGCTTCTTCAACTTTTTTATCGAAAGGAGATTGTTTTACCTGATCTTCTTTAACTGGTTTTAATTGTTGCTTAAGTAAACCTTCAACTGCAGGTAAAGTCAGTGTTTCGGCAAATACTTCTTTTTGGTCTTCAGGTATATCTAATTTGCTTACAATAGATCTCACAGCCTGTCTATCTTGCGTAGCCTTCGTTTGGTCTTTGTTCAGTTTATTTTGGTTGATAATATTTTGAGCTTTTCTTATTTCTTCATTCTGTTGGTTGGCTCTTCTTGTTTCTTCGAACTGCTCAGCACCTAAAATGTTTTTAAACACTTCTTGTTTAGCCTTAGGATTATATGTCTTAACTCCAAGGATAGTATCGAGTCTTTGTCTTGGAGTTGCATCAGGAGGTAAGTCTTTAATCGCTTTTTGCAGGGCCATTTCGTCGTGACGGTTCTGGTAGCCTTGGGTGAATCCTTCTATCGCTTCACGAGCGTAATCGCCATATCCTTTTTCTTGAGGTAAAACTGTGACCATATTGTATCCTTTTTTAACCTGCTACTGCTGCACTGGCTGCTTTAGCTGCTCCTACTATTGCCGGACCAGCTATTCCTTCAGTTCCAGGCTTGTAAATGTTTTCAACGTTCTGTTTACCGTAAAGAGTGTTAATAGCATTCATCTTGTTCTGACCTTGCTGCTGTTGCTGTTGGTTTCTGGCGTTATACATAAGTTCGGAAAGTCTCGATTGAAGGTCAGTTGCTGCGCCAGCTTCTGCTCTCTGTCTACCTGAACCAAGCACTTGATTGCCTGCAATGAACCTTTCTTGAAGCTGAGGCAAGATTTTGTCCTGAAAGTTCTTTAAAGCAGGAGCGCTTACGCCCTTTTCGAAGTTCTTCTGAAAATCTTTCTCGTTAAATGAAGAAAAGATGTCTGCGTATGGGCCTTCTCCTGACTCGATGCCTTGTCTGATCAAGGCTGCAAGTTCATCTTGCTCAGGAGAAGTTGTTTTCAGCTGCTTCGTTTTACTTCTTTTTCCGAAGAGAAATTCTTTTAATTTAGGCATGTGACCTCAAGTTTTGATGTAGTAAACGGTTACGTAACCTGAATATGCAGACCTGTCAACGCCACCGCTAGTTATGACTATGTTTGTTCCGGACCTAACCAAGGAAATGCAACTTGCTAAGGCTGTAACATTTACGTAAGGTAAAGGCAGTGTGCTATTCGTGGAAAGCGTTCCATTGCTTATTGCAGCTACGAAGTCGATGACAACAAAATCACCAACGATACCCAGTGGAATCGTATTAATTGTGCCAACTGCGGTCCATGCAACTGTTGCGACTGTCTTGGTGTAAATCTGCTTGTTGTTAACCCAGGTGAAAGCCGTGGCTCTTTCCCTAAGCCAAAAACTTCCGTCGTCGATGGTTGCGTTGATTGAATTAGCAACTGATATGTGTTGCTGCTGAAGTTGAAATTGAAATTGTTCTTTCTGATCTTCAGGTGTTCCTTCGTATTTCTGCCAACTAAAGTTAGGTTGAAGTTTCATATTCTTCAACTCCTAAGTCGACCGGCATGTCATCGTGCTTTAAAATAAATTCTAGCATATCGTGGGCGGAAGATGCATCAGCAAATGTATAAATTCTTCTTTTATTTTCTGGAAGATTTTCATCATATTCGAAAACCTGATAGTATGTGTGTTTAACCTTATTCATTATCCGAAAATCCTTCCTGCAGGTTTCATGTACAAAACCATTGCGTGTATAAAAACTGGCTGCGCTAAACTAACTGAGAAGTCATCTGCGTTTTGATAAAAACGAATTGTGTGAACGCGTCCAACTGAGCCTACATAAATTCTTTTCCAAACTTTAGTCATAGGCTTAGAGCTTAAAGAATCTGTGTCTGAAAAAGTTAGCGATGTCTCTTGATAATAGCCTTGGATTTCTCCAGATCCATCTACATAAAGATTGTCATCAACAAAAAATTGAACGCGAAGTGTGGTATCGTTATACGCAGACACATAAAGATCAACGTATCCAAAGCGCGCGAGCTGTCCTCCCTCAACGAAAGGATTTAAGTTCTTTGTGATTGCACTCATGGTTATAGGCGTAGTTCCGTTTCCTAAACTATTACCTGAATTAAGTTGATATACTTTATCAAACTGATCTCCACCGAGAGGAATTAAGGCGTTGCTTTGAAGATTATACGCATCCCAGTTATCGCCTTCTGCAGACCATTTAGTAAAAGTAGTGGACCAAGTTGGAACGTTTGAGATACGTCCATATCCAAGACAGCTTAATGGAAATTCGTAGATAGCATAGGTTTCATCTAAATAATTGAACGCCAACACGTTAGTGGATGCTGTGCTTACAGTTTCACCTTCTCCGCTGTTGTAGCAAAGCCACCCTTCTTTAATGTCGTCGAATCTTTCTCCATAGCATTGAGCAATACTAGTTTGGTTAATAAACGGAACTGGTGTCTGTTGAGATAGTAAAGTAGGATCTGTAAAATCAGGTATAACCTCATCGGCTCTTTTCACGTTAACTCCATCGGAACCTACGATTGCAGGCCGACCAACTGTAGTAAAGTAAGTATCATAGTTAATTGAACTAAAAGGAGCATCGCATGCCCAAAGAGAGTTAGTAGTGTCAAATCGAAATGGACTGAAGGCGTCGCCTGTATATCGAAATATGCGTTCTGAGTTAGAAAAACGTATGATAAGATCGGTGTTGATATATCCAATTGCTACTATACGCTCAGAGGTTGAGGCTAAAAGAAACTCTCCGTTAGTAAAATCTAGAGGCGAACCAGCAACTGACCACTGAACGCCTGGCTGGGGCTGAGTGATAAAAGGCGCAATTAGCAGAAGACGCTCTCGATTGACAAATACGTGTAAACATCGCGAAATATATAAACCGACCGGAAGCCCTCCGCTAGCTGTCGGCAATACAACAGTAACGTTTGTATTTAAGAACTTAATCGTAGTTCCGTCGTAATACATTATAAAATCTTTATTATTAGTAAAGAATGCTAAATATTGATAGTTGTATAACGAAAAGAATTGTGAGATATCCCCAGTGAAAATATTTCCATAGACTCCTGCGAGACTATTAAACACATCTAGGTTTGCCGGAGCTACAGTAAATGTTATGCTGTAAGCTCCCGTAGCGTAATTGATAAAACCTGCGGCAACGTTAGTTCCCGACCATCCACCTACTCCGTTATCGACTATAGTGTTATTTACAACGACTCCCGCAGCCGTGTATTCGACAAATCTGACGCTTCCTGGAACTAGAAATGATGCGGTTAAAGTTCCTGTAAAAGTCAAAATAGCTCCATTACCTGTAAAAACCGCAGATTGCCAATAGTCGTGAGGAATCTCGCTTATACCTTGAAGTGTTCCTGCTGTTGATGCAATAAGACCGAAAATATTAACAATTTTACCAAGACGTTTCTGATCAAAAACAAGCACGTCTTGTTGGTTGTCGCTGCGAAAGTATTGCTTTATACCCATGATTGCGCAAGGAGATACAGGAGCTGAGTCCCAAGAAAACATAACTGTTGAAGTTGCAACGTTTGGAACTGCATTGGCAAAGACAAGTCTTACAGCAAGAGTTGAAATGGTAACAGTTCCGGACCCTCCGAGGCTTCCAACTAAAGTAATTATATCTGCACCGTCGTCACTAGAATAAGCAAAAGTTTCTGCAGAGGCGCTTAAAACAAATGTTCCGTATCCATAAAAGTTGGTGGTAATAGGAATTGAAGTTAAAGTTCCGGTATAAACAGTTGCACTCGATCTAGTAAGAGATATCGTGTTTCTATATGAGAAAGCAGCGAAAAGTTCATATCCTTCGATCTTTTCGACTACGCCGCGATACAGATGACAGTTAATAAACTGTTGAAAAGCGTCTCTCGGAAGTAGCCAGGGTTCTACCGACTCGTTGAAGCCTGTACGAAAATTACTTATAGGAAACTCTTGATATTCTCTTGGCATTAGCTTCCTATTGCAATCCAGTTAAATGAAGGCATAATGTTTCCTTCACTTTGAAACGTCCAAACAAAATTCGTAGCGCTAACACTTCTAATTCCTATGTTTTGATAAGTCGAAGGGGTAACAGCACCACTAAAAACAGGAGTTGCAAGAACAACCCAACAATTAGTGAATGCTGTAGCATTTGGAAACGAAACTGTCGTAGAAGCTGAGGTTAAAGTGTTGCCCCATTGAATAATGATACCGCCCATATATTGGTATCCAGAAGCAGCAGCGGAATGCCCTGTAAGCCTAGATATTTGACCTGCGCTATTCTTTACAAAAAGTTGTGTGTCTGAACCAGCAACGCGACTATAAACCTGAGTGATTGAGGCAATAGTAGCCGGCACAGCCTGAGCTGTTAAATGCACAACTTTGTGATAGCCTTCTATGGCAGTAGCCGAGTTAAGCGATGTTATTTCATGATCTTTTGTTAAAGTAGCCTGAAGGTATTGAAAATTACCTTGTATGGGACCTTGAGTTGCTGAGATCTGCTGATTTCCTTGCGGAACATTTGGAGTATAAATTGCCATTGACTCTCCCTAGAATTTTGAAACGGAACGTTGATATAAAAGCTCTTCGTAAGTATCCGTCATGCAAATGTGTTTATAGCGGTCATATTCAACTTGAATTTGATCGTATTGATCCATCTGGTTGAAATTACGGAAGATTGTTTGAGAGGCTCCCAACGCAATAAGAGGACCTAGGTCTTGCCTAAAAGGAATGTCGGTTGCATTGATTAGAGCCGCAGGTATTTGTATACCTTTAAGGCGAATACGGTAAGTCTGATCCGGGACAGGAGCTACGTTCATCCACCATTGCTGTTGAATGGTCGGCTGTGTCGCAGAACTCATTGGGTAGTTTTGATAAAACAAGACGGCAGTTGGACGGTTAGGCAGGTAATTTATCCAGGTAGCCGTAAGAGTTGCACCCGAAACTGGAGCTGTAGTAAATCCAACTCCAGTCACAGTTCCAGTAAGAAAGTCCACGGTTCCAGGAAGAGTGGAGCTAGGAGGTGGAGGATTATCTGGGTCTGCATCAGCTGTTATAGATGGATCGTAGAAATTACCTCTTGCGGAACTCTTAGCGATCTGAGTTCCATCTGAGATATATAAGCTGCCTTGACGAATTGGAGCTGTCAGTGTGAAACTAAAAGCGTTGGTAACTCCGTCGCCTGTGCCAACTGCTAATTTCCCTGTAGGCTGAGATGGGTAATCTTGATAAAACAAGTCCGGGTCGATGTACCACTGTAAAGGAAACCCATCTACTGTTGCTGTAGGATTTAGCGTTTGAAAGTTCTGTGGCGCTGTGTAGAAGTTTATTCCGCTTTGAGTGTAAAAACTATAATATGTATAACCAAAAAATAGTTTAAGTTCCTTGGTCAATACATATTGATAGTATCTATTAATATATGTATCTAAATCGTCATTTGAAAGCATGCTAGTGTCTGGCCGGCCTGTAATTGACCTAACTTCTTGTCTAATGTCACTTAGTGTCCAACCATATTCTACTGTCATTATGCCCTCTCACAAACGAAATGAGTTTTGTATCCAGCTATGTAAATCTCTGGGATGCCTTCTGCGTTACGTCGGTATTTTTCAATGTTCTCTCGGCATGATTCTAAGTTTCTAATTACCTCTACAGGCATGGAGTATTTGTGACCGTCGATCAACTTGTACTGTTTGAATGGGTGTGTCTTGCTTGCATAGTGAAATTCAAGTGGATAACCTGGATCGCGTTGATTTCGGAAGATGATGTTCTCTACATCGACCTTACCAACAACAGGGACTACAACGTTTTCTTGTAGAGCTTCAGAGGCTTCAGCTGCAGTTCCATCGGCAGGCCCTTGCAGGAATTGCTCTTGGAGTTTTTCAACAGGTATTTTTTCTTCGCGCTTTCTAATACTTCTCATTATTGTCATAAATTTCCGTGTGGTGTTTGTTTAAAGACGAGAGGAACCGAAGCTCCTCTCTAGTACAATTAGTATCCGGCTGGAGTATCGCTCCAAGCTTCCCAGAACAATTGATTTGTAGAAGCTCCAACAACAGAAGTTCCAAGTGTAATACCATAGTAACCTGTGTCGAGCTGAAGCCCTGCAGGTTGTCCAGGTGTTGTCACTTGTCCAGTTGTTGCGTTGATAACAGGAGCTACGGCAGGTGTTGAGATAATGTCAATCTGACCGCCAGATACATAAGTTCCATAGGCTGAGGTATTTACCGCATTACCAAAGAAGTCGTAAAGCACGAAGGTTGACCCTGAGATGCTTCCAACAATATATCTATTTGTGTTCAATTGAGTTGTCCCAAGAACGCCTGAAATTGTGATTGTGTCTCCGTTGACCAAAGAGCCAATAGAAGACAAAGTAACAACTCCAGTTGCCTTAACGAACCCTGTGATTGTTAAGACTGTGCTAGCATAGACTCCGCCTGATCTCTGAGGTGTAAATCCGTTAGTTGTGACGTATGAAGTTGCAGTTACTCCGGCTGTGAAAGTAGACTGAATTGTCGATGCGTCAGGCATATACTTATTCCACTCGGAATAACCAACGCCTGTTAAAGGGCTAGCTTCCAAGATGGTGTTGTTTGTAACCTTGAACTTATCAGGAACAAATCCTAGCTGTAAGTTTACGGCTGCAGCTGTACTGGTGATTAAACCATTTTTATATTGCATAATAACCTCCTATAGTTAAGCGCCAACTGTTGATAATAAACGAGTAATCCAGTTGTCATTTAACAAACGAGTTGCAAATGGATACTTATACCCAACCGAACCACGCTGATTTAATGGATCGCTTGTTCCGGAAGAACCTAGAGGCTTAACTATAAACTCGGCTTCTTTAGAACCAAGCTTAACAACACCGTAAGACTCTTGACCGCAAATAATACTATTGTAAATTGGAATAGTGTCTGAAGTTGCGTATCCGTTAGTTGAAAGCAACCAACGAACGTTGTTAGTTGAACCCCATTCAGCTTCTAGAGCGTCCATTGGGTTTGGATAGTTAGCAGCTGAGATAAAGTCCGCGCAAACTTCAAGGTCATTCTGAATATTTACATCCATAAAGCCCCAGTAACTAGAACGAACAGGGCTAGTTGCAAAACGATTTTCACCTTGAATTGGCTTAGTCATTAAACGAGCATTACCTAATCTAAGAGCTCTAACTGCAACTTTAATGTCCGCAGTTGAAATCTCAGTTGGAGTTCCACCGTTTCCGCCGTGTGTGCAAGAAATGGAGCTCGCAGTTGCAACCATCATATTACGAATCAAAGTATCGATAGTAAGACCGAGTTGTAACGAAAGAACGCGAGTTGCTTCGTTCAACACTCTATCTTGAACTGTGAATTGAACTTGGTCTGTAATAGTTACAAAGTTACCATACCATTTAACTTGAGTACTAAAGTCAGTAACTGAAAGAGCATCTCCTGGAGGAGTTGTTCCATCGCCAATAGGCACAGTTGCTGCAGTTAAAGTCGAGTAACGTCTAAAGATCATTTGATCGCCGCTATTAAGCGGAATAGTTCTCTTTTGAGCAAACATATCGTAAACATAATATGGTCTCGCAAGAGTAAGAAGGAGCCTGTCGAAATACGTACGTACTTCTGGTGGCACTTGTGCTGTTGTAGTAAGTGGCATTGTCTAAACCTTTTGGTTTAGATATTTGCTAAATTCTTACCAGCTATTTTCATGAAATCGTCGTCTGACATATTAGCGTAATAGTCAGCGCTACTAAGAGTTCCTCCGCCGCCTACGCTTGCTAGCGTTTGGGGCTTCTGGGAATTGGTCAAAGCTCGTTGTGCATAGTTGACTTGTGTTGACTGTTGACTTGCATTCTGAGCACGTTGATTTAATTCGGACAGTAGATACGCGGCCTCATATGGATTGCTGGCTTTTTGAATCATTTCTGCAAATATCGGGTTAGTGCTAGTTAATTGCGGTACGTGATCCGTAACCATTTTATCCCAGTCTTGATGCTTGGTCTTCGTTGACATAGCAGTCAATGAATCTTGAAATTGGTTTCTCATCGACTCATTTTCTTGTCTTAATGCATCGAAGGCTTTGCGTACATCGCGTCCGTCATCCCAGTCTATTTTCTCGTAAGGGTTGGCTTCGGCTACTGGTTCTTGTCTAGCTGGCTGTTTCGAGTAGGCTTCGGCTTGTCCGCGCCAATACTCTGACTGCTGCTTCAACTTGGCTGCTTCTTCACGTAAAGCTTTAAAATTCATTTCCTTATCGGAAAGCCCTTGATTGGCGACATCAGGAGTTGTAGTTACGCCCATATTCAAAGGATCCTCGACGGAAGGACCCACATTTACGTCTTGATACGAGTTGTAGTTTGTATTCTGAGGCTCTGCAAATAACTCGTTGCTCGGCAGAGACATATCTAATTCGTCCATTCATTCCTTAGACCTTGGCGAGAGATCGATAACGCCTTTTTTCGGAAATTAAGCCAACAAGATCGAATTTGATCTTTTGGCCGCGTCAGCTAAAGTCAGGATGATATCTTTTTTGCTTGTAGACATCTCCGATTCGGAAATCGGCACATCGTATGGCAAACTTATGTCAGTCTCGACAGTCAGTTCTTGCTCTCTGTGACTCCACTTGAACACCATAACTCCGACCATTGCCCTCGGAGGCTTCTTTGCGATAACCTCCCAGCCCATTACAAGAGCGTTCTTATGCTCTGTGTGTGGTTTAGCGGCAAATAATATCCAGAAATCACGTTGCATCTTTTTTGAGTAAGATTCGGCTAAACGGTTTGCGTCGCCCCAACAGTCGAATGCCATTGGTTCTCGAGTTTCTCCCATCTGTTGCTGATTGGAGTTGCGTTTCTCGCCTATCAGTGTTGTCTGCATGCATTAGCTCCAGTTGTAGTCGCGGAACTGGCTATGTGCTTTAGAGAAAGACGAATCTGTTCCACCTTTTCCGGCCATGCCGTAGGCTTCATCCATCGCGTCTGATTTCATCTCGTAAACACCTGTCTTCCAGTTTTCAGCAACAGAGCCAGGAGTCATCTCTGACTGATGACTAACCATTGGAGATCTTTGGTTGTCTTGCTCCATGGATTCAAATCCACTTGCTTTCATGTTTTTCATTTATTCACCTCTTTTACTTTCAACTTTTTCTTGATACTCAGTGGCGTATTAGCGCCCTCTGTCTTCTTCAACGCGCTGCGAGCTTTTTCAAGCGCTGATTGTTTTTTCTTTTTCATTATCTTCCGTCGGTTCCGTATCTTGCGGTTGGGAGTAGCGTATTTTGAAATGCTCTTGGATCTTCGTAAACAGCCTTTCCTGGCGTTACTCCTTGCCATTCTTCCCAATACTCGTGTTGAGCGCGTTCGGCCGCTAGAGCACGTTTAATTTCAGTCTGAGGCTTATTCGATTCGGTATGCTCATTTCGAGTTTGCGTTTTCCCACTCAATTGTTGCTGCGCCCATTCGCCAGGTAACGGATGAAAAGTCGGATTGTAACTGTCGTATTGACCTGGTTGCGGCAGCAATGTATTTAAGTTGCCTTTGTCTTGCATTATTGACCCATTCCGTGATCGTTGTGTCCATTCGCGTAACCGTATGCGTCTTGGTGTTGTTTTCTCTCTTGAGCTAACATGTTTTGCAAGTCGCTCATAACAGGAGTTTGTGTCTCGTAATCGGGACCTTGAGGAAGCATGTTTGTCGGTGCAAAGAGTGTAGGATTCATGGCGAACCTGTGAATTGAATCCCAGGAGCATAGTCGATCTCTTGACCATCGATAGTCTCAAAGCAACGATAGCTGCGCTGGCAAGTTGCTTGATGTTCGAGATACTCGCGTGCATGAGGCTGCATTCCAACAACATCGAGTTGAGAAGCCCAAGAAGCGTTTAATTCGCCTTTTTGATATCGATCCAAAAGCGGATTAGCTTCTGAAGTTAAAAAATCATGATTAATCATTGTTTTTCCTTTTTCGGTTGGCCTTCATTCACGGCAGGCTGAGGGACAATTGTGTCTGCCGCTTTAAGTCTTTGTTCTTCTTCTATGCCTCGGATGATCTCAAGGATTGAGTTGGCGTGCTCTATGCCCATGCCTTGTTGCTTCATTTCCATCTCTTGAAGCTCTTTTCCTGCTCGAACAACATCAATCACGCTACGAGCTCTTTCTTCTTGAGCTGCAGCCAATCGTTCTTCACTGAGAGCTGCGTCGTACTTAATACGGCTTAGACGTTCTTCGCCTAGAGATATATCGCTAAATGCCTTAGCCTGAAGGAGTTCGTTAACTTGTTTCTTGTCTTCAATCTCTTGTTGAGCTGCGGCTTCGGCTTGTTGAGCTTGAGCTTCGAGTCTTTGTTTGAATTTCTTGTCGATCGGATAAGGAGAGAGTTCCCAGAGCATGTCGGCTGGGACATCGATTCCACCCATTTTCATCTGCCAAGCTTGCATAAACTGAGCTGCCTTCTGAGTATCCGTCATAGCCATCTCGATCACGTCAATGTCATATTCGAGGAAGGTGTTGTTGTGAAACTCAGGAGTTGGCTCTTCTTTGATCAGTCGTTCAACCTTGTCAGGCGTGTACTTCTGGATCATCTTTAAGACTTTTCCGCTCAAGAGGTGCTGAGCTTCTCGGAAATTCTCAACAATCGGCCCTAGCTGCATCACAGCCATGCTTTGCTTCATCTTGTATAAGACACCGCTCATTCGATCTGTCTGGTCATTTCCTAGTGCACCGAGGTCGATGAAGTCTTTAATGTCCGAGTCGAAGCTGTCGCTGAGTTGGAACAAAGACTCCGGAATGTTTGGTGCATCTATGCGTTCTGCGTCTCCGAGCTCAAAGCCGGGGTTAAAGAACACGACTTTTCCTTGTCCGGTTTGGAACAAGGCTTTAGGATTAGAAACAGCTCCAGACTTAGCTTTCCATCCTGAACCAATCTGAGAGTCTACGATGTCTAAAAGTTTAGACTTACGCATGTTATATTCTTCTTGAGAATCACGCATGAGGCGTACTAGAGACTGGAATTTCCATTGGTATAGATCGTAAGACGGCTCAAAGACACTATAGAAAGGAACAAACGGATAATCGCCTATGCCCCAAGGGTCTTCGCCGCTATACAGGAGCCTGTTTTCAACAATAACATTATACTCGACAGTCTTGTAGTAACCTTCAATCACAGCAAGATTTGGGAACATTCCCTTCATCATTTCAAGTCTTTGCTGCGTGCCTTTCCAAGGTTTTTGTTCTCCTGTCTTCTTGTCGACAAGAATTGCGCCTTTCTTGTATCTGCGTTTCCAGTACTCGTTGTAGGCTAAAAGTTCTTGCAAACCCCACTGTCTGGCGTATGGCTCGTATGTAAACTTCTCGTCACGGTTGCCATAACCCATTGAGTCAATCTCGCGCTCACACCCAGGAACTAAAGATTTAATAACATCCTTGCTCAAGTACTTGCGTCGAGCAACAAATGTACAGTCTTCAAGGTCCATGCGGTAACTGAAGGGGTCCCAGATCACGTCGTTCCAGTTGTCTACGTGAAAGGAAATTTGGCCATTGATGTAATCTTTTCTGTAATCTATCCAAGGAGATACCCAGGACACACCTGAGATCAAAGAGCCATGCCTAGCTTTCTGCATAGCTTTGTATCCAGACTTCTTCATAACTTGGTCTAGAAGCCTTGAAAGCTGATCTGCTGTCTCGGGATTAGAGTTTTCCTTAGGCACAACTACGCTTGCGTGTTCGTTAGCACTGAGATAACCGCTAACCATGTCGATAGATTTACGTATCTTATTGAATGTAAACGAGTTACGTCTTTCTTCGTTTAGATATTTGAGCTGCTCGAGTGACCACTGATTTCCTAAGTACATTCCGACGTCGCGATAAGCTTCAGCGTAATATGTGTTTAAGAGCATGTATGCGCGGTTATAGTCTTGAGTGAAGTCTGAAACAATATCGGAATTTGTGGGCATCTATCTCCTACGTTTGTCAAAAAATAATTTTAAACTTATTTTTATATGTTGAGACAGAGAAAAATGCACGTAAACTCAATATATTGTTTTTGAATACTAGATGTAGTGCTTGAAGATGAGTGACTTAGGAACAAAAAAAAAGACCCACCTATTACTAGATGAGCCTCGAAACTACCTCTGTGAAAGGAGTTTTTAGTTTACATTCAAGAAGTCTTTGACAGAATTCTTGAAGTGGAATATTGTTTGAAGCAATTTGATAAGTGTCTAACTTTCGCCGGTAAACACACTTTCAAAAATAACGTTCTGCAAAACCAATAATAATGTTTTGCAAAAAGGAAGATCCAACTTAACTGCGCTGCTTGCGAAGTTAGCAAAATTTGGTTTTTGCTTACAAACTGCGAAGTTATATGTCCCAACATATACAGGATCCTCCTTTTTTGCAAGAACCAAAAAATAACATTTTGGCGAAAAAAATAGGAGCTCCTCGTGTCATACGAAACAGAAGTCATCGAAGAAATCTCATTTGAAGAATCACCTCGCACTTACAGAATCGAAATACCTAACATAGTTGATGAGCTCCACGAAGCCGGGCTTATATCCAATAACGCATTGTTGCTCTATACAAAATACCGTAGGATTGCTGGCCCTGGAGGAACATCATGGGTTGGACTTCGTGGTCTGGCTAAAAAATGCAATATTTCTAAAGATTCTGTAGCTCGCGCTAAACTTGAACTTTTAGAGAAAAGACCTGAATTAAACGGAAAAAGTTTGATTTTAAATTTTCCTGGAGACAAGAAAAAAGAGCAGGCTGACAGAGTGAAAATTACAGACATTTGGTGGGAAAATCACAACTATTTCAAAAATAAATTAACGTGTCTCACCACAGGGACACCCATGTCTCATGGGAAGGACACCCATGTCTCACCAGAAGGACAGAAGAACGAACACCTTAAGAAAGAACCTATATTTAAGAAAACGAACGAAGAGAAGCCTCGAATTGTTCATAAGTCTAAAGGTCAATCGTTCGTTTCGGCTACGCCGACTCCTGCGGAGGGCCCGTTCCCTTTTTCTAAAAAAAAGAAGAAACAACAGGAACCAAACAAAATCGACTTCGAGGATCCGGATATTGTAGAAATCCTATCTCAAGAAAACGAGTACATTAAGGCTGGAATTTCGGCTAACGAAATGTGTAAATGGATACAAAAATATGAAACAAACTACATACTAGAAACTTTAAAGCTTCTTTTTAAGACGCTAAAAACTAGTAAAAAATACATAGAACATCCTGTTAGGTGGATGCAGAAAGCGCTGGACGACAACTACTTAGAGCTTGAAGAAAGGAAATCTTCAAACAAAGAGTTTGCTGAAAAATTCAAACAAGAGCACAATCTAACATGTTTAGACATAAAAGCGCGTTATTGCACTAATAAATTGACAGGCAAAGATGCATATTATGATCTACCTCGACACACGTTTTGCACTATTCTACAAGAAATGAGACAAAGAGATATTTGAAATTTTGTTATAAATTAAATTACTTTTACTATCGAGATAGTATGAACACAGAAAAGTCCATAAAAGATTACCTCAGGGAAATCTTAAACGATGAAATGCATGCTTTGAACGAGGAAGTTTTTGCTAAACCTTCCATCCCCAATTCTGCTTCATCAACTCGTATTGATTGTCTCCAACCCCTTGATCGGGACGAAACTCTGTCTCGGTTATCGCTAAATACCGGAAACTGTCAGCGCCGTGAGATGACCAGTCATGAAAAGGCCGATCTCCATAAACGCGATACTTTTCATTGTAAGACTTCCTGTAGTTTTCAAGACACTTCACACCTTGCTCGCATTGTTTTTCATCAAACCAGCTTCTTGAGAGAATGCTACGAGTCGCTTCTATTCCAGCTTCTAGGGAAAGCTTTGGGGCAACACGGAAATTCAAACCTAAGCGACGGGCTGTTTCAAGCCTCGTCTTGCCTGTACTCAGCTCCCGCGCTTGAATGTCATGTGGAGCAACATGAAGATCATATACGCATCCGGTTTCTCTCCGGTAGTCGTCCAGAACTCGTGCATAGTGAGATAGTCCTTCACCTGAATTTTCATAATAGTTGATCAAATGAACTTCTTTACCTACGTATTGAGCAAACCAAATTGCGGTACTATCGCCGATTCCAAGGTCCCAGTAGGTCTTCACAGGGATAGCTGGGTCAAACGGAACGCTGCAGATCTGACCGTTTTTCCTAAGCTGGTCCATCTGTTTCCCGTAATAGGAACCTTCTTGACCTCGGTTAAAGTTGCAGTAAAACTCTTGCTGAATCATATCTTCAGGCATGCCTTTTCTGCGTTCTGTCTCTATCTGCTCTTCGGTCAACACGTCGGTCTCTCTGCAAGTCAAAACTTCATGAAACCAATCTTGTGGATTTCGTCTTGCAATTTCACTGAGGTCCCAGCCATGGTTCTTACCTCTTGGTGTGTAGATGAACACGGCCCAACCTCCGTTAGCGGCAAGAATAGGCTTAACAAAGTCGTATGCCATAGGGTCCATCAAAGACCACTCGGAAAAGACGACCCCCTTAGGATTAGTTCCCATGATTCCGTCGTAGGCATCTCCGGCGACGAGTTGGATCAGAGATTGGCCCTTAGCCCCGTTGATCCAGATCTTCATTTCTGTGTTGTTTGGATTTCCGTCGATGATAGCCTTCGGGATGTAATCGAGCATCCGTTGCCCAGTGTTTGTCATACCATCCCAGATTACGCGCTTCGCTTGAGCAAAAGTAGGTAAAAAGTAATAGTAAGTCCCAGGCTCCATGTAGGCTCTTTTTATCATGTAGTTCCACATGGTCGTGTCTTTTCCACCTCGTCGATGAACAACCCAGCATGCGTTTTTAACTCCTGAGTCTAAGGCGCTTAAGATCTTCAGCTGATAAGGTCTAGGCTTGTATCCGTAGGGGATGGTAATTTTTGCCAAGTAGTTGCTTCCTTAGGTATAGTCGGTTTTTTTTGCTTTTGATGAAAAGCTGCAGTAGTCGGAAGGTGAAATTCACATTGCGTATTGTTGGTCGGCTCAAAATGCGCCCAAGCCTGCTGTTTGCTCGCAGGTGACGTATGTCTTCTGCAGTTAGCTTTGATGTGACATGATAGGTTAACGCAAAGGCTAAAGTCAGGCATATGCCGGTCTTTCAGGTAAAGGCATCCAGTGTGTTGGGTCAACATTCCCCGAGCAGCAAGAATAACCTGTTGAGCTTTCCGTCCAGAAAGCAACTCCATATTCGATGATTGCCGAGGCTCTGAATATACCTTGTTTTATGTCGTATATGAGCACGTCGACATAGTTCTCAGGCAGCCTATCTTTTACCGAGATCCAATCCATTTTACATCCAGTCTTCATAATGATTTTCGTCCCCATCTCCTGACATGACAATAAATTTCATAAGCCAGATCAGTCCCAAAACTATAAAAACGACCGGAATCAAGATCAAAGCAATTAAAATATTCGCCGCAACGAGAAACAAAACCGAGGGTAATGCTACCGTCAACGCGAGTCCAGCCTTTAGAAGTGTAGTCATGAGTTTTCTCTTGAATTTCGGTAGTCGTCATAGGCTTTTCTAGCCTTATCTCTCGCTCGCGTTCGTTCAACTTCTCGACGCTTCTTTTCACGTTGTTCTTCAGACGCGCTTTCGAATTCATCATCCATCCACTTGGTGGCAGCGGATTCATTATAACTTGTGAAAATGTCCTCATAGCGTCCCGAGTTGGATCTCATCCAGGGAATCATGTAACCTCTTATTCTTTTCTTTAATGTCTGTTAACAAAGATTCGTATATTTCTTTTGAACATTTAACTAATTCAGCTTTTTCGTTCGTCTTTTGAATTGATTTTGCCATTTTCCTACACCTATCTGGGTGTTACTTAAGAGATGAATATGCTGTAAAAATGTTTTTTTGACAAGTAATTATTTGAAAAACACTGAGATAAACTTTATGGGCTAAGCTTGTCTATCTCGCGCTTCAAGTACCAGACAGCTTTCTTGAGATCTTCAAGTTCGTTATTCTTCAAGCCTGCACGAAGAATGTACTTCACGGCATTAGCCCTGTAGAAATTAAGCTCAAAAGCTTCTATGACATTTATACATTCGAGTCCGTTTCGAATGTAATGCTGAGGATGGTTAACATTGTCCATTTCTTACCTTTTTAATTGCCCAAACTAGGAATCGAACCCAGACCTATTGCGTACAAAACAATTGTTCTACCGTTGAACTAATCGGGCTAAAGAGGGCAACGCGTTTTAAGCGTGCCCCAATCCGAGCCTACACATGGTAGGTCAGAACTAAAAATATCTTTTTACTGAAACTGCAGTAGTGTGATTCTGGTGATCTTTTTCCGGAGAAAGGAACTTATACTCAACTCCGAGAAGAACTTTATCTGAGTATTTGTAGTGAACTCCACCCATGACTTGATAAGCAAACTTGTTGGTATAAAAAAATGTTCCACCACTTTTCATATCATTTACTTGTCTGTTATGTGCATAACCCGCGCCAGCTCCTACATAAGGTGTGTATTCTGTACCTAAGTTAAAGTCATAATAGACATTAGCCATAACTGTGTGTGTAGTTCTAGATCCATCGCTTTTTAAGATTGAGGTGGACTTAAAAGGATTTGTTCTGTACGCGAATTCACCTTCTACGCGAATTTCATCCATCTTGTATCCGATGCAAACTCCGCCTGCTCCACCTGTTTTTATTCCTGCGATTTTTACGCCGCCTGGTTCTTTAACGCTAGCAAAGTTAACTCCGCCAAAGCCGCCTACGTATAGCGATTCTTCTGCATGAACTGCGCTGAAGAATGGAGCTGTCATAGTCAATAGAGCAAAAATGTATTTTTTCATTTACTTCCTTTTTCGTTGTGTGTGTTATGGACAGGGCAGGACTCGAACCTGCGACACTGCATGAAAACACTTACTACAGTTCTGTCAAGATCCTGTAAGCGCTCATCGCCCCTCTACCAACTGAGTTACCTGTCCGGAATTCTTTCGTCTTCGTCGTTTTCTTTTCTTTTGAACTGGCGGCAAGTAATATGCGCCTTTTTCTCCATACTGTTCTTCAATTCTACGTTGGATAAAAGTGAAAGGACAGTTTGCGTATAGCCAGACAGAATGGTGAAAGTTGAACCTGCCTATCGGCTCGATGTATCTCGGCCTAGGCCTTCTGCACATCCGAGCTAAGATTTCTTTCTGTTTATGTCTCTTTAGAAAATCTCTGAGGTACTCCCATTGTTCAGGAGTTCCGTAGATTGTGCCTATTTTGTATTTGAATCGCTTGGCCAAGGTAACCCGAACTTAGCTTTAGTAATCTTAGCCATCCGACCGTCTGGGTGATGCCAAACTATACCTTCGTAAGGAGATCTTTCTAAGTATCTTTTAATAGAATCAAAACAACTAATATATCTACGTGGTAACAAAATGAATGATAAAGAATTATGATTTATTAATTCATTATGAGTCAAGTCATGAGGGTTTCCCTGAACTTCGGGCCCAACAAGCTCATAGGTGCCATCTTCAAGGTAACCCCTTGCCCAACCCCATGCAATTTGATGGTAGTAGTCTTTGCTTCCTACCGGAATCCAGTAAATGTGCTTACCTCGTTCGGTTGTACATCCGCAATGTATCCAGTCTGGTTGAGGAGTTGTCTTTTGCACGCGCTCGTCTTTAGACTTAAGCCTAGAGTTGTCATAGCGCTTGTAAAGCTTGCCTAATATAACGGCACACGCAGAGCCATCTAACTTAGCGGTGGGCTTACCCTCTCCGTCTAAAACCCATTGACATAACGGATTTACTTCTCGTGTTAACACATGATCGTGTGTTGAAAGAAAAAGAGACGGTATTTTCTTCATCAGATCCAAATTCAAGTTTAAAGAGTCCCCTAGTACAACGCATTGGAGGCGCCGTTGTACTAGGTTAGCTTAAAAAAAATCCATAAAACAGCTCAAAAGTTACTAAAACTCTCACATTTAGCCACTTATATCACTTTTAGCAGATGGACGGTTTAAGTGCTATAAATTTATTTTCAATAAAATTGAAGATTTCTCTTGACAGACTTTCGAATATCGTTCTATAATCGAACTTCGTGAGTGAACGAGCGGATGCGAGTGAATCGAACAACTCTAAAACAACCAAGTCTGAGATTAGACTAAGGTTTTCTTTTTTTTTGCCTTTTTTTATTTTCTTTGGGTATTTATTAAACTCTAAGTATAGTTCGACGGCGAGCACCGACGCAGCCGCCAACTCGAGATATAACACGTAGACTACATGTAGCTAAAACCCGAGTATACATGTCTTAAAAGCTCTTATATAGTCTGTTTTCATTAAAGCGCGCTTAAGTGTCGAGTCTTAAACCTTATAAAACACCTTAAACTTGTCTGTTAGCTCGAGTTGCGTCGCTTCAAAACTCGGAACGCACTGTTCTGTCTTGTCTTTGCATTCAATTGTCATTTGAAACTCGTCTTTATCGCCTATGAAGTTAATCTTAGGTTCTGTTTTGTCCCAACACTTGCATATCTCGCCTTTTTCAAGAGCAATTTCCTTCATCTGCATGCGCCAGTATAGCGAGTGTCCGTAGCCTGAGCCGTCGTATGGTATCATGTGTTCTCCTTTGCTGTTTCATTCAAAAGCCTGCCGCTAAGCTGTTCAACCGTCGTAAGTTTATGCGTTTTAAAACTAAAATAGACATCGCTTTAGGAAGATTTTTTATTTGATCTTGGGCTTTCTTGGTAAAATCTAGTGCAAATTCAGACATCTTCTTCCTTTATACCTAAATCTTTACATAATTCTGAAAAAGAAACCCCTCCATTTTTTTTATAATCTTCGTAAGCAAGTTCAGCCTCTCGAATATCTGCTTCGTCTTCGAGTCGTTGTAAAATCGTAGCGATCTCATTCCACTCGTCTATGGAAATTATAATCGCAACCTCTTTACTGTGTCGAGCTATCTTAAACTTCTCGTGGCTATAGATAACTTGGTTGAGAACATCCGACATTTGATCTTTAACTTCTCTAGTTGAGAGTGTTTTCATAAAAAAGCTCCTTGTGTCTTTAGCTCTATTATGACATATTTCCTTTTTTTTCTCAAGTTTAAGAAAAAATTCCTTGTAAAACACGGGTTATTCAAGGTATTATAATGAATTTACAGGATAAAACACAGAGATTACAGTATTTTACACGGAGATTACACATGATCACAGTTGTAGGCGGAATCAAAGGCGGCGGAGGCAAAACAACAATTGCAACGAACCTTTGTGTCATGAGATCGCAGTCGGGCAAGAAAGTTTTACTCGTAGATGCAGACGAACAACGGACAGCTTCAGACTGGGTGGCTCAACGCGAAGCACTCGAGATATATACCCCTTGGGTTACAATTCAACTCGCAGGCATATCCCTTAGCTCGCAGATTCAAAAGATTAGACCAAGCTTTGACGACATCATAATTGACGTAGGCGGAAGAGACACTACAAGTCAACGCTCTGCTCTTCTGGTTGCTGACATATGTATTATTCCTTTTAGACCAAAAAGCTTTGACATGTGGACACTCGGAGCTGTCAAAACTATGATCAACGAAATTAAAACTTTGAATAAAAATCTTATATCTTACGTTGTCTTGAACCAAGCCGAGGCTAGAGGCCCAGACAATCTCGAAGCTTTAGAGATGATTCGGGAGTTTACAGGGTTCATTTGCATTGAGCCAACTCTAGGTCAAAGAAAGTCTTTTGCTAACGCTGCGACTAACGGACTTGGTATTGTTGAGCTTAAGAAACAAGACCCGAAAGCCTCAGAGGAAATGTCTGTGCTTTACAACATCATCTATGAAACACACAGAGATCATACGTAATTCATACAGATAGGCTCATTACAAAATACATACTTTATACGGAGAACACACGTGGCTTTATCAAGAAGAGTTGAGAAGGAAATTATCGGAAAAGGTGCAAACGTTTTTGCAGACAAAAAACAACCGCAAGCTTGGAGTAACTTTACTCTTAGGTTAAGAAATGACATTTCGGAAGAGATAGATATTCGCCTTGAAAAGAGAGTAGGTTTAACAAAGACGGCTTGGATACTTGAAGCTATCCAAGAGAAACTCAACAAAGCATAGGTTTAAAATGACCCAAGAAAGTTTATTCGAACTGATACAAGAAGCAGAAGAAATGCTTTTAGACAGATGCCAGTCTGAGCAGGACCAAATCTATTACATCGCGAAGCTGCCGAGTAAGTGTATTCAGGCTATTGTCTTGGCTTATCAGAACTTACACCCAAACAGAGAAGATACTTAAAACTCTTTTCCTGTTTGGTTTACATCAAAAACAAAGATACCTCGGCGACGCCACATACGAACAACTTTTACTCTATCATCAAAAACGAAGTCAATAGTTTTACCTTGAGCTAAGACTTCGTCGAGCCATCTCTCTTTAAGTTGCTCATCCGGAGTGTATTCCCCGAGGGGACGCATCTTTAAGATTCTATTTATGTATGAACTTTTTTCAAACTCAGGAATGTGTTGTTCAAGCCAAGATATTGTTACAGCCCGAGTTGATTCGCTTCGTGCTGACCAGATCTCAATTTCTCTGTTGTATGGCTCGTAAGCCAAAGACAAAAACATCTCACATGTTGCTCGTATAGGCTCATCTTTATTGCAAGCCTCGTGAAATGCATCCCAGTCTGGTTTAAATTTTTTATTCGAAGTAATATGATACCAACCTTCATCCTCTTGAAAGTTTCCTTTTGGTTTAGGATTGCATCTAAGTGAATACTCAGGATTTTTGCTTGGATCTACAAGATGACGTCTATGTTCGCAGTCTGCTAAGGTTCCATCTAAATCAAATATGATCATTGACCGTAACCCAAAGCAACCATGAATCCGTTTAGCGCAAGTTGAGCCTCGTCGTGAGATTCGTAAACACCGAGAATCCATGAAGTCTGATCTTGTCTATGAAACCTGACTTCGTTGTTATTAACAAAAAAAGTCACAATGTAGTTTAGGTTGTGCCAGCTTCCTTCCCTGGTCTTGATGAATTGGCCGCTAAACTCAAGCTTAGGTGGCCGCGTAAGCATGTGATACGGGTATTCTTGGTCCATGGGTCTACCTCAAGTTCTGGTCAAAGTTATTCTAAGTTATACCCACTTATAGCTGGATCAGAGATAAGTTAAACCTCTATTTGTTCTGTGGACATTTTATAGGTCCATTTAAATAAACATTTACTACAAACATCAATTGGCGTAATCACCCCTGTTTTCATGTCTTCAACTCCCATTCCGTGAGACTTCCCGCATTTTTTACACGGAGGGTACACTAACTCGTCTTTCATGTTCCTATTCCTCAAAGTAGAAGAGCGGCATAAACATACCGTGAACTTCCTCGGTTAACTCATCGTCTATAGACAACACAACGCCAAGCAGCTGGCAGAACTTACTGATTATGCCTTCTCGGTTTGGCGCCTCAACTTCAAAGACAGTCTGACTGTCCGGAGTTATGATTCGGCCTATCCAATTGCGAGAGGCCTCCTCCCATCTGATCGGAACCTTGAGATAGGTCGACTCGGTATGCCCGTCTCCAGAGCTATACGAAATCATGACGTGTTCAAGCACGGATACTCCTAGATTGATGTATATCTTGCCACATAGAGATGTCAAAAAGGAACAGGAAAGTTGAAGCTCGATAAAGTTCCTTTGGGTTATTGTGTTCGAAGCCACGCTAGGTCCGGCGTGAGATCGCTAGGCTCAATTGCTAATCTTTTGGTTTAAGGAAAGTCCCTGAATGAAAAAAAATAAATCCTTGAATGCGAAAAAATTTTATTGGGGTCCTGTAATGATATCGATCGGCGCCTATGGGGGTAAGCCCCCCTTTGTGTGTAAACTTTTCTTTAATTTCAGATTTGTTTTGCTTATTGAAACATAGTATTAAAGATTTGAATACGTAGTACACATAATAGTCATTAGTAGTTAACTACTCTGTTA